CGGCGGGTGGGACTTTTTCCAATAGAGCCCCCGTATGAGACTTTTTCGGGGAGGAGGCGAGGCTTTTGGGGCGAATTGCAATCACGCGTGAAACCATTAAGGCGCAAACCGTGACGGCCATGAAAAAGATGGGTACTTTTTCCCCAGAATATGAGCCGATAATCGATATTTACGCCGGATTGCGAGAGCAATATTACCGGCTTAACACGCAGTATGTGGCCGGAAAAAGTTACCACTACGCCACGCCGACGGCCGGCGGGGGCGCCAAAAAGTCCCCTCTCTCCATGACCATCGAGAGTCTGCGCAAGGACATCCTGCTGTACTCCGACCGGCTGATGCTCAACCCCAAGTCCCGGGCCGACGCCGGAAAGGGAAAGCCCAAGAAATCCAGGCTGGCGGAGGCGCTGAAGGATGGCCCGTAAAAAGGCGGAGCGTTTCCCCAACTGGGCGACGGTCATGGAGTATGTGGACTCCATCCTAGAGGGGCGGAAGATCGCCTGCCAGGAGCTGATCCAGGCGTGCCAGAGGTTCAAACGGGATCTGGATGACCCAACCTGGGACTTCCGACCTAGGGATGCGGAGTTTGTAATCCGGATCATCGAGACCACCTTCGTCCACCAGCAGGGAGAGCGCCTGGACGGGACCCCGCTGCGGGGGCAGCCGTTCCTACTGGAGCCATTCCATAAGTTCATCGTGTACAACCTTCTGGGATTCTTCCTGGCGGGGACCAAGGAGCGGCGGTACAAGGAGGCCTTGATTTATATCCCCCGGAAAAATATCAAGACGTCGTTCGCTGCGGCGCTGGCCTGGGGCCTGGCGCTGCTGAACCGGCGGAGCGGGTCTAAGGTCTACATCGTGGCGGCGGCCCTGAAGCAGAGCCTGGAGTCTTTCAACTTCATCAACTTCAATCTGGAGCAGATGGGGGAGAAGGACAACTTCCGGGTGATCGACAACAACCAGGAGCACAGCATCCAGGGCGACCTGGGGGACGGCTCCATCTTCATTCAGGCCCTGGCGGCAAACCCGGACCGCCAGGACTCCCTCAACTGCAACGTGGCTATCGCAGACGAAATGCACGCCTACAAGACCCCGAAGCAGTACAACATCATCCGGGAGGCCATGAAGGCCTACACCAACAAGCTGATGATCGGCATCTCCACGGCCGGCGACAATGAGCAGGGCTTCCTGGGGCAGCGGCTGAAATACTGCCGCAAGGTCCTGGACGGGACCATCAGGGATGACCAGTATTTTATCTTCATGTGCTGCGCACCAGAAGGCGTCAAGGACGGGACCGTGGACTTCACGGATCCCAAGATCCAGGAGATGGCCAACCCGGCGTACGGTGTCAGCATCCGGCCGGCGGACATCCTCAACGATGCTCTGCAGGCGGTCAACGACCCGCAGCAGCGAAAGGACTTTTTCGCAAAATCGCTGAATGTCTACACCAACGCTATGCGGGCCTGGTTCGACATCGATGAGTTCCGCAAGAGCGATGCGGGCTACGACTGGACGCTGGAGCAGCTGGCCAAGCTGCCCATTGACTGGTATGGAGGCGCGGACCTCTCCAAGCTCCACGACCTGACGGCGGCGGCCCTGTTCGGCCACTACAAGGATGTGGATATTATCATCACCCACGCATTTTTCCCGGTGGTGGCGGCCCATGTCAAGGCGGATCAGGATCAAATCCCGCTGTTCGGCTGGGCGGATGATGGATGGCTGACGCTGTGCAACTCCCCGACGGTCAATCACGCCGATGTGGTCAACTGGTTCATCGACATGCGGCGGCGGGGCTTCAAAATCCGCCAGGTGGGCCATGACCGGAAATTCTGCCGGGAATACTTCGTGGCGATGAAAAATGCCCGGTTCAAAATCATCGACCAGCCGCAGTATTACTACAAAAAGTCCGAGGGCTTCCGACATATCGAGGCGGCGGCCAAGAACGGGAAGCTCTACTACCTCCACAGCGAGGCCTACGAATACTGCGTGTCCAATGTGACGGCCGTGGAAAAGACGGACGACATGGTCCAATATGACAAGATCCGGCCGGAGCAGCGGATCGACCTGTTTGACGCCTCCGTGTTCGCCTGTATCCGGTACCTGGAGAACATGGAGAAATCCCAGAAGGCAAAGGAGTGGCTTGGAAAGTGAGTAAGAGACGGCGGGCGCGGCCGGCGCCCAGAGAGCGCCCTAAGCAGACCCGGAGCATGGCATGGCTGTGTGCCCCGGATACATACGACAGCCTTTGCTGCCAGGGCTATGTGAGCCTGGCGGCCAACCCAGAGATCTGCGCCGGTGTTGATACCATCGCCCGGCTGGTGGGGTCCATGACCATCCACCTGATGGAGAACCGGGAGGACGGGGACGTTCGCATCCTCAATGAGCTGAGCCGCAAGATCGACATCGAGCCCAATGCCTACATGACCCGGGCGGACTTCGTGCACTGGATTGTGCGGACCATGTACCTGGAGGGCAACGGCAACGCTGTGGTGTGGCCCCGTACCCGGGCAGGTATTATCCAGGACCTGCAGCCCATCCCTTCGGCCTTTGTTGCATTTATCCCGGACGGCTGGGGCTACCGGGTAATCGTCAACGGCAAAGAGTATGATCCGGACGACGTGCTCCACTTCGTTCTTAATCCGGATCCGTTGTATCCCTGGCTTGGGACGGGGTATCGGATCTCCCTGGCGGACGTGGCCCAGAACTTAAAACAGGCAGCGACCACCCAGAAAGGGTTCATGGAATCCAAGTGGAAACCGTCCCTGATCGTCAAGGTGGATGCTCTGACGGAGGAATTTTCCAGCCCGGAGGGGCGCCGGGTACTGCTGGAGAGCTACATTGACACCGCCCGAGCCGGAGAGCCCTGGATGATCCCGGCGGAGCAGTTTGAGGTGGAGCAGGTGAAGCCCCTGACCCTGAGTGATCTGGCCCTGGACGCCATGGTGACGCTGGACAAGCGGACCGTGGCGGCGGTGCTGGGAATCCCGGCTTTCGTGCTGGGCGTGGGAGACTTCAATCGGGACGCCTGGAACAACTTCATCAACACAACGATCATGCCCCTGGCCCGGAACATGGAGCAGGAGCTGACGAAAAAGCTGCTGTATTCGCCCGGCTGGTTTTTCCGGTTCAACTCCTGGAGCCTGTTTTCCTACTCCATCAACGAGCTGGTGAGCGCCGGTGCGGAGATGGTGGACCGGATGGCCCTGCGGCGGAACGAGTGGCGCGGCTGGGTCAACCTGCCGCCGGATCCGGAGATGAACCAACTGCTGGCCCTGGAGAACTACATCCCTGTAGAAAAACTGGGAGACCAAAATAAACTCAATGGAGGTGAGTGAGACGGAAAGACGGTTTTCGATCCCCCGGGACGGGCAGTTCCGGACCCGGGCGGAGGACGGCAATCTCTATATTGAGGGTTATTTCGCCGTCTACAATTCCCGCTACGACCTGTGGGACGGGGCCTATGAGACCATCGCCCCGGGCGCCTTTGACGGGGAAACAGAGGGCGATGTCCGGGCTCTGACCAACCACGACACAACGCTGGTGCTGGGCAGGACCACGGCGGGGACCCTGACGCTGCGGACCGACGAGACGGGACTGTGGGGCTCCATCATCGTCAACCAGGCAGACCAGGACGCTATGAACCTGTACGAGCGGGTCAAGCGGGGTGACGTGTCCCAGTGCTCCTTCGGCTTTGACATCCTGGACCAGGATGTGCAGTATCAGGACGGCGAACCCACGGTGTGGATCATCCGAAAGGTCCGGCTGTACGAGGTAAGCGTGGTGACCTTCCCGGCCTACACGGACACCTCCGTAGAGGTCCGGCGCACTGAGTTCGCCGACCTGAAGAAGCGGCGCAGCGAGGCCTGGAAAGCCAAGACGCTGGCGAGACTGCGAGGCGGCCATGCGGATGCCTGATAGACAACGATTTTTTGGAGCGAAAGGAGAAAAATCATGCTGAAGATCCTGATTCTAAAGCGGCAGCTGGATGCCAAGCGGAGCGAGCTGAAAGCCTTGGAGGAAAAGGACGCAGAGTTCCAGACCAGGGAGGCGGATCTGGAGACAGCCATCGGCGAGGTGGAGCCCGGCAACGCCGAGCAAGAGGCCGCCGTCACCGCCGAGGTGGACGCCTTTGAGGCGGACAAGGCCGCCCACGAGACTGCCAAGCAGACCCTGTCTGCGGACATTGAGAGCCTGGAGACCGAGCTAGCGGACCTGGAGCGCCAGGCCCCGGCTCCCAAGACCCCGGAAAAGCGGGAGAAAGTGAGAGGTGACGTACACATGGAAACCAAGATTAACATTCGTTCCCTGCCCATGGGCCGTCGGGCCTTTGATGCCCTTCCCATGGAGCAGCGGCAGGCCATCGTAGCGCAGCCGGAGGTACAGGAGTTCCTGGGCAAGATGCGCGGCATGAAGGGCCAGAGCCGGGCGGTGACCGGTGCGGAGCTAACCATCCCGGTGGTGTTCCTGGACCTGATTGCGGAAAACATGTTCCGGTATTCCAAGCTGATGAACCGGGTTCGGATGCGCAATGTGACCGGCGAGGCCCGGCAGACCATCGCGGGCACCGTTCCAGAGGCCGTCTGGACCGAGATGTGCGGTGCCATTAACGAACTGACCTTCGTGTTTAATCAGATTACCCTGGACAGCTACAAGGTCGCCGGCTTTGTGCCCGTGTGCAACTCCATTCTGGAGGACAACGACATCAATCTGGCCAGCTGGATCGTGGAGATGCTGTCCGAGTCCATTGGCTTGGCCAAGGACAAGGCCATCCTGTACGGCAAGGGCAGCGCCTACCACATGCCCATGGGCATTGTGACCCGCCTGGCCCAGGCCACCGCCCCGGACAACTACCCCGCCAACGCGCCCGCCTGGGTGGACCTGCATGAGAGCAATATCCTGAAGATCGGCGGTGACAGCGTCACCGGCGCCCAGTTCTGGGCCCAGCTGATGGAAGCTACTGGGGCCACCTACACCAAGTACAACCGTGGAACCATGTTCTGGGCGATGAACAGCAAGACCTATGCCACTCTGAAAAGCAAGCTCATCACTTTTACCGCCACTGGCGACGTGGTGGCCAATCTGTTCGGGTCTCTGCCTGTGGTTACCGGTGATATTGATATCCTGGAGTTCATTCCGGACGGCGATATCGTCGGCGGATATGGAGACCTTTACCTGTGGGCACAGCGGGCCGGTATGACCATTGAGCAGAGCCGGGAGGTGCAGTTCATCCAGGACAACACCGTGTTCAAGGGAAAGGAGCGGGCGGACGGCCAGCCTATCATTCCCGGCGCCTTCGTGGCCATCAACATCAACAATCAGGCGGTGACCACCGCTATGGACTTCGCGGCGGATACCGCCAACGATGCCCAGCTGGCGAATCTGACTCTGACCGGCGCCTCCATCTCCTTTGATCCGGAGACATACACCTACACCGCCACGGCCACCAACAACTCCCTGAAGATCGAGGCTACCCCGGCCCAGGCGGCGGCACAGGTGGCCATCTCCGCAAACGGCAAGAACGTGCGTAACGGCGGTACCGTCACCCTGACTGCCTCCACCCTGACCCCCATCACCGTGACGGTGACCCAAGGCAATGCGGTGCGGGTCTACACACTCAACATTACCGGCGCAGCGGGCTAATCGGCCGTGTGTCCGAATCGGACACGTGGCATGACATGAAATTCAGCAAAGCGAAAGGAGACATTGGACATGGGCGAGCAGGCGATCTTGACCGCCTTAAAGGTGGATTTGCAGATCTCAACATCTGCAATGGATACATATTTGGGGCAGCTGATCACTGCCGCCCGGTCCTATATATCCCGCGAAGGCATCACCCTGACGGAGAGCGTTGAGGATGGGATGCTGGTGGAGATGTATGCGGCGTATCTCTATCGCCGCCGGCGCGAGGAGAACGTGCAGATGCCCCGGATGCTTCGGTGGGCGCTGAACAACCGCCTGTTTTCCCAGAAAGCGAGGGGGACCTGATGGATGACGTGTTGGTCCTGGTGCAGCCGCAGCTGGTCCAGAATGACATCGGCGATTTTGTGCCGGCCGGGCCGCCTCTGACACAGCAGATATTTGGGTCCATCAGCTCCGTCAACCGTGCGGAGTGGTACAGCGCCGGCCAGGAAGGCCGAAAGCCTGAGCTGGTCTTTACCACCCCGATCATCAATTACAGCGGTCAGCCGGAGGCGGAGTACCACGGGACGCGATATAGCATTTACCGCACCTATCTCCGCCAGGGGTCCGATGAGATGGAGCTGTATCTGGAGCGAAAGGTAGGAGTGCAGAGTGAACATCAGAGCTGAGGACCTGGTGGATGCCGTCTCCGAAGAACTCGATATATATGCCAACGAGGTCGCTGATACGGTCAAAAAAACCGTAACCGCCGTGGCAAAGGAAACCGTGAAGGTTGTCAAGCAGAAGAGCCCCTCGGCATCCGGGGCCTACAAAAAGTCATGGGCACAGAAAAAAACCTATGATAACACCGGCAGTATCCAGATCACCGTATACAACCGCAAGCACTATCAGCTGACCCACCTGCTGGAGAACGGCCACGCCAAAAGGAACGGTGGACGGACACGGGCGTTCCCACATATCGCCCCTGCGGAAGAATTCGCAGAGCGCGAACTGGAACAAGAGCTTCGGAGGAAATTGGGGGAAGGAAGTCCATGAGCCTGGAGGAAATCAAAAAACTGCTGGAAACAACCGGCCTTCCGGTGGCTTACCGGGCGTTCCCTGTGGGAAATGCCCCGCCGCTCCCCTTTATTTGCTATCTGTTCGCCAGCACGAACAATTTTAATGCCGATGATGTGGTGTATCAGGTCATCAACCGCATCACCATTGAGCTGTACACGGAAAGCAAGGACCTGGAAGCAGAAAACGCGGTAGAGGCTGCTTTGAAGGACCTGTGCTGGGAAAAGTCTGAGGAATACCTGGATGACGAGCAATGCTATGAGATCATATACGAAATTGAGGTGTGACAATGCCTACCAATACTCCTAACAAGGTCAAATACGGCCTCAAAAATGCCCATTACGCGCTCCTTACCATCGGCGAGGACGGAACGGTTACATACGGGAACCCCGTTCCCATTCCCGGATCTGTCAACCTGACCATGGACGCCCAGGGTGATACGTCGACATTCTATGCCGACAACATGGCGTATTTTGTGACTGCTGCGAACGATGGTTACTCCGGCACCTTCGAGGTCGCGCTGATCCCCGATCAGTTCCGCCAGGATGTGCTCCATGAGACCCTGGACGAAGCAGCGCAGGTGCTGGTGGAGAATATCAACAACCAGACGAGCCCCTTTGCCCTGCTGTTTGAATTTGACGGCGACAAGAAGGCCACCCGCCATGTGCTGTACAACTGCACATGCACCCGTCCCAGCGTTTCGGGAGGCACCACGACTAACACCAAGGAACCCTCCACCGAGACTATGAACCTGACGGCCTCGCCCCTGCCCAACGGCAATACAAAGGCCCGGACAACGGTGGACACGCCGGCCGCCCAGTACGCTGGCTGGTATGACGCGGTATGGAAGCCGCTTGGGCAGTTGGTGGTGACCAGTGCCGCCGGCGCGACGTCCGGCAAGACAGCTCTGACAGTCGCTCCCGAGCTGACCAGCGGGAACAGCTATAAGTATCAGACCTCCGCCTCTGTGGCGCTTCCGGCCTATGGAGAGGCGCTCAGTGACGGATGGACCGACTGGGACGGCAGCGAGGAGCTCACCGCCACCACCGGGCAGCAGATCGCTGTGGTGGAGGTCAACGCCGATGACCAGGCGATGGCCGGCGGCGTTGCCACGGTCACCTCTAACGGAGGCTGACCATGGAGAAAACGATTGAGATTGACGGCCGCCCGGTGACGTTCCGGGCGACCGCCGCAATCCCCAGATTGTACAGGATCCGGTTCCACCGGGACATCATGCAGGACATGGCCCTCATGCGTAAAGAGATCCTCAAGGCCCAGAAGGAGAAAAAGAGTGTCCCTGTGGACATGCTCACCGTTTTTGAAAATGTGGCGTTCCTGATGGCCAAGCACGCGGACCCCAGCATAGAGGCAAATACCGTAGAGGATTGGCTGGAGACCTTCAGCTCCTTCAGCATCTACATGGTATTCCCCGTGATCTCCGAACTCTGGACGGAAAATATCCGGACCCTTGTGGAGGCTAAAAAAAAACAAGGCCGATAGACCGGTCGATGACTACTGCCCTGTTCCTGCTGCGGGCAGCACAGATGGGCTTATCCATGTCAGACCTGGACTTGCTCACGATTGGAATGGTCTGGGACATGATGACGGAAGCCGCCAATGACCACTGTACGTACGAGCAGCTCCCGACACAGGACGATTTTGACAGCTTTTAAGGAGGTGTCCCGTTTTGGCAAGCAGAATCAAAGGCATCACCATTGAGATCAACGGCGACACCACAAAACTCAGCCAGGCGCTGCGCGAGACCGACACACAGCTTACTACTGTGCAGAAGAACCTGCGGGATGTGGAGCGGCTTCTAAAACTGGACCCCACCAATACAGAGCTGCTTGCCCAGAAGCAGCGGCTTCTGGCGGAGCAGTCCGCCCTCGCGGCGGATCGGCTGGCGCAGATGGAGGATGCTGCGAATCATCTCGACAGCTCTCTCAGTCAGAGCCAGCTGGATGATTTCAATCTGGAGCTGGATTTGACGCGGGCCCGGGCGTCCCTCGCGGAGCAGGAACTCCGGGATTTTGAGCAGAGGCTGAACGATGTGGATGACTCCGCGGAGGACTCTTCGGACAGTCTGAACGACGTGGGCGATGCCGCAGACGGGATGGACGATGGCTTTTCCCTGGCGGACGGGGTCATTTCCAACTTTGTGGGCGGCGCAATGACCAAGCTGCTGGATATTGCGCTTCAGGCCGCTGAGGCCATCTGGAATCTAGACGAAGCCACGGAGGAGTACCGGGAATCCATGGCCCTGCTGAATACCGCGTTTGAGACCGCGGGATTCGGGGCGGACACGGCGAAGCAGGCCTATGAGGGCTTTTACACGATTCTCGGAGATACGGGGCAAGCCACAGAGGCGTCCCAGCTGCTATCCCAGCTTGCCACAAACGAGCAGGATGTGGCAGAGTGGATCGACATTGCCGCAGGCGTCTATGGCACCTTTGGAGAATCCATCCCAATTGAATCGCTGATTGAAGCGGCCAATGAAACGGCCAAAACCGGACAAGTCACCGGAACCCTGGCGGACGCCTTGAATTGGGTCGGGTTGAGTGAGGAGGAAGTAAATAGCCAGCTATCTATGCTGAATGACGAGAGCCTCCGCGCTCGGCTGTTGATGGACACACTATCTAACACATACAAGACCGCCAGCGAGTCTTTCTACGAAAACAGTGAGGCCATCCGTGAGTCACGGCAGGCTCAACTGGAGATGGATGATACTTTGGCCATACTGGGACAGTCTGTGGCGAACCTCAAGACACAGCTGGCCGAAGCCTTTGGGCCAAGCGTCCTTGAGTTGATATCTGCCATCGCGGATTTGTTGGAAACGTTGTCCCCAATTATCAACCTTATCCTCAAAAATATTATCACTGTCATTGATGCAGTGACGCTCCTAATCGGACTACTTGCGGATGCGGTGGGCTGGCTCCTTGATCTGCTGGGCCTTGGCGGGAAAGGCGGAGATATTGAGGTCACAACATCCGGTTCCGGGAGCCGTACCATGGCGGACGCTTCGACTTACAGCATCCCCGCATTTGCGTCCGGCGGCGTGATTCCGCCAAACAATCCTTTCCTGGCCGTCCTGGGCGATAACCGGCAGGAGCCGGAGGTGGTTGCTCCCTATTCCACCATCAAGCAGGCCGCCCGGGATGCCATGGCCGGGCGTGGGTGGGCTGGGCAGATCACCATTGTGCTGCGGGCAGCCGATGGATTTACGCGGAACCTTTCCTATTCGCTGGATCAGGAGTCCGCCCGGCAAGGCGTGCACCTGGTCAGCACAAAGGGGGTATGAGCGTGCAGGTTATCATGGATGGTGTATCTTACCGGCTCAATGTGCGCTATGAGACCCTGGGGCGATCTTTCCGGCTGGACGAAGGCCAAAACGCCGGAACAATGCTTTCCGGAGACTACACCAGAGACCTCATGGGCACCTATTACGACTATTCCATGGAGGTGGAGCCGGATCCCCGGTTTCCGGCCGACTACGATGCCTTTTACGAGGCAATCTCAGCCCCAGTCTCCAGCCACAGCCTTACCCTGCCGTATGGGCAGAGCACCATCACCTTTGACGCAATGGTCTCCGAAGGTACAGACCTCTATCGGGGTAAAGTGGCCAACCGCACACGTTGGGGAGGCCTGCAGGTACAGTTCACGGCCAAAAAGCCGCAGAGGACGCCTACATGAATCAGATTATTTACAGTAAATGGGTGTTTGAGGATGACGACATCCGCTCCGCGCAAATCTACCGCGCCACGTCCCTGATCGCGGACAGTTTGGAGCCAAACACCTTAAACGCCACAGTCCGGTGCAGTGACAGCAGCATCCTCGAATTCGAGCAAGATACCCGGTTGACCTATATCCACGGCACAGATCTGCCGGCCTATTTTTACATCCAGGACATCACCCGCACGGGCCCGGACGAGTACGCAATATCCGCAATGTCCGCCATTGGGCGGCTCATCCACGGGGAGCAACACTACGGCGGCATCTACACCGGGCAGACCGTGGGACAAGTTATCCCGGAAATCTGCGGCCCGGTGACCTGCATCGTCAAAACCAATCTGCAAGACGTACAGATATATGGTTGGCTGCCAATCGCATCCCGCCGGGACAATCTGGCGCAGATCCTGTTTGCCGTCGGCGCATGGATCAGGGATGATCTGGATGGAGTCCTCCACATTGAGCGGCTTTGGGACGGGTATACCGCCAATATCACGCAGGCGCAGATCTACCAGGGTCCCAGTATGTCCTACGGGGCAAAGGTCACGCAAGTGGTTGTCACAGAGCACCAGTACGTTCAGGGGGGAGAGGAGGTCACGCTCTTTGAGGGACAGTCCCAGCAGGGCGATATCATCACATTCTCCGAGCCCGCGTACAACCTTCGTGCCTCTGGGTTCAGCATTTTGGAGAGCAATGCCAACTATGCCAAGATCACGGCTGGAAATGGCACACTTATAGGCTCGGCCTATATCCACAATACCCGCCAGGTCTCAGCTGATGTCTCCCAGGCAGCAGAGCCCAATGTGGTGACTGTATCGGACGCCACTCTGGTGTCCCTGGTCAACTCATCCGATGTGGCCCAGCGTCTGGCGCAGTATTACGCCTGCCTGGCTACTTTTGACGGAGACATCCTGCCGGGACAACAGCTGGATGGCAATGTGGTCGGCATCTATGATCCGTTTGACCGACAGATGGTCCAGGCGTGCCTCAAGAGCCTGGACATCAAAATATCCGGAACGCTCAAGGCCACCGTATCTGCACTGGTGGGATTCAAGCCGCCGCAGGTGGATGACTCCCAGACGCTGGATGAGCGCATCGTGCTCACCGGATCAGGGACTTATCAAATTCCTACCGAAACAACTTTAATCCGCTATGTTTTAATAAGCGGAGGCCAGGGTGGACATTGCGGGCAAAAAGGTGGGGATGTTGGCACGTCGCCATCTGTATCCTGGACCGATCCTCCACCATTTGAGAACCAGTTACGCGGCTGCGGACTTGCGAACGGCGGTGCGGGCGGAGACGGCGGTGTTCCGGGCGCGGGTGCCAGAATCCTTGAAGGGGCTCTGGATATCTCCGGGATAGACTCTATTGTATATAGCTGCGGCGTTGGTGGCCTGGGAGCCTCCTATAACCCGAATGATCCGGAGGGCGCTCTTGGAAGCGACACAACGCTTGGTTCTGCAACCACGGCTGGAGCACAAGCCTCAGAGGCCGGATACACAGATCCCATCACCGGGGAAAAATACGGAGGGACCGGTGACCAAGGAATCCCTGGAGGAAAAGGCGCAGGAAAGGCGGCCACAGTTACAACCATCAACAGTGATACTGTCCAGCTCTTTGATCCAGCCGAAAACGTTACCGATGAGGACGGCAATACCTGGAACGGAGGCTTGACCGAAACTGACCCGGATGATCCAGAACGTGTTGCTATGAAGACGCGAGAGAATGACGGCGCCTACATTTGGTATAGCCGAGGTTTAGGTGCAGGTGCAGCTGCCGGTAAAAATGGTAATGGCCCCGGACCCGATGCATCGGTGTCTGTACGATCTTCATCAATTAAGGCTACTGCTGCATCTGGTGTAAATGGCGCGACACCAACCTTGACGCCCAAAAAGCCTGCCCAGTATGGCAAAGGTGGCCGCGGTGGTTATGGCGGCGGCGGTGCCAGCTCAGGAGGACTTGCCGTTGGCTCCACAGATTCCTCGGATTACACGGTATCAATCACCGCCGGAACCGGGGGAATCGGCGGTAATGGCGGTACTGGTGGCCCTGGCGGGGATGGCTGCATCATCCTATATATCAGCCGCCGCGTTCCTGTGGAACGCGGGCCTCTGGTAACATCGGACACAAAATGGTTTTTAGACAAGCATGGCAGAAGATTCATCACGTGAGGAGGTACAAATGGCAACGATTGAAGAACTCGCTGCAAAAGTTGCTGAACTCGAACAGCAGATGGCAGCAATCACGGCCCCGCCTACCGAGTATTACACCAGTGCATACAGTGGAGAGGAAATTGATGCAGCTGTCAAAAAAGTATCTGAAGGATTGGCTGGCGGCGTGGCCTCCTTCAATGGCCGGACCGGGGCGGTGTTGCCCCAGTCCGGGGACTACAACGCCACACAGATCCCGGTGAGCGGAGAGCCGGAGGCGGAGACCGTTGCGGCGGCTTTGTCTAATAAGGCGCCCGCTGGATATGGCTTCGGGGATGCGATACAGGAAATTGCGACCACCAGCGCGGAGGAATCCTATGAGACATACTGCGCCAAGGTAGACGCCGTACTGGACGAGATGCCGGACAAGACGGCAAAACTGGTACGGGCCTATCCGCCGGCAGTGTACGGCAATGCAGGTACTACGATATCGCTCTTATACAAGGGCGATGCGAACTACGCGGTCCTATCCAATATCGGCAGTGCAGACGCGGGGCTGTGCGGATGGCGGATGTTCAAGCTACGCTACCCATCATCGTCGAGTCCAGCAGTGTGGATGCCGTTTGAGTGGGAGCATCCGCCCATGAAAATCGGCGTCGAGTACCGCACATCGGAGCGGTACAACGGAAAGCCTGTGTACACTAAGCTGGTAGATTGCGGAGCTGGACCCAGCAATACAAGAAAGACTGTATCCGCAAACACGCAAAATGTTGAAACACCTATATCTTGCACTGGCAATTTTGGGAGCGGAACGATCCCGTATGAATGGTTCGCGGGAGATGTATCAGGTGCCCAAGCGATAACCTGTACATTTAACGGCCAAGCGATTGAGATTGCGGCAACTGCAGATTATTCGGGTTGGACAGTCTTCGTAATAGTGGAATACACCAAAACCACGGATTAAGGAGGGCGCATGAAGATCATCAAATATCAGCTGGCGACAGAGATCAACTACGGCACTCCCGAGGAGCCGGATATCGAGACGGTGCTGTCCGGTGTTACGATGCCTTACACGGAAGCGAATTACGCTATCGCCCAGGCGGAGGCGTATCAAGGGCAGATCACCGCGGAGGATGATGGGAAGCCGGAGCCGGAACCCAAACCAGAGTATGTGACCTATGCGGAGCTTGCAGAAGCAATCAGAGAGGGCGTGAACGAAGTATGACGGACAAGCAGTTTGTACTTACCACCATGCGGGATACCGGGCTTGCGAGGGCACAGACCCTCCAGGCCCAGGCCCCGGACATGACGGGGACGGAGCTGTATGCCTCCGAGGACTACATCCCCAGCTTTACGGCGGCCTGTGAGGCCATGAATATGCTGGAACGGGAAGCGGGCTTTGTCTGCTGTTCCACAGCGGGCCGAGTGGTGCGTCTCCTCCAACCCTATGACAGCGCCATCTACAACACCCAAGAGCCGGAGGACCTGCCCGCACAGTGGGGCTTTGTGTGGTCCACAGACCCGGACAAGGCCCTGCCGTTTATCGCCGTCTCCACTTCGCCGTATATGACCGGGGACTGCTGCACCTATGAGGGCCATGTTTGGCGCTCCGGGCAGGACGGCAATGTGTGGGAACCCGGCAGCGTGGGCGTGAAGTGGGAGGACCTGGGGGAGGTGCCCAATGGCTGACGAGAAGTGCGTTAGAGACCCCCGGCATGACTGCTTTGGCCTGGAAGCAGCAGCCCGTCTGGAGGGGCGCATCAAGGCCCTGGAGGACTGGCAGCAGGACTCCAAGAAGTTCCATAACTCGTTCTATGACTGGCAGCGGGAGCAGATTGCCAGAGACGCCAAGCTGGACGAGCAGCTTTCCAACATGGATAAAAACATCGAAAAGCTGCTGGCAAAGCAGGAGGAACAGACGGCAAAACCGGGACGCCGCTGGGAAGCCATCGTGAACAAGTCCGTGTGGGCGGTGCTGGCGGCGGTAATTGCGTTTATTTTGGCCCGCATTGGGCTGTAAAAAAGCGACGCCCCCGAAGGAGCGCCGCAAGCCCGTAGTATTCGTTGTCTCCGTCCATTGCGACTTAACGCGGAGGGAGCGCTATCAAAACAGCACACGTCTGCACAACGGGCAATAACATCTTACATCATTAGAAACCGGCGGTCAAGCCGGATATTTGAAAGGAGCTTACTTATGACTACCAACGAAATTCTGAACAAGTACACCACTGGCGAAATGACCCTGCCCGAGGCGAACGAGGCGCTGAGGGAGGCGGAGGCGGGCTTTACCCTGGACCCCAACCGCAATGTAATCACTCAGGAGGAGTTCCTGGCGACCACGGCAGGGGAGACTCCCGACACCGTCAACGGCTATGGCCTGATGGACCACGGCGTAGGCTGCATGGAGAAGGTCCATGTGGTGAACGGCAAGACTGTGGATGTCAACATGGGCGCTGAGACTGCCTATGTGTACATCGCCGGGAAGAAGTACGAGCTGAAGGGCGACACCCTGGTGGAGCCGGAGGGCTGATATGGAGACACTGAAGAAGCGCCTCGGGAACCTGCTGGCGGTGAAGTCCATCGCCACCATCGTGCTGACGGCGGTATTTGCTTACCTGACCTGCACCGGCGGCGTGACAGCAGAGCAGTTCTTGACAGTGTACACCGTGGTGATCGCCTTCTACTTTGGCACCCAGGCGGAGAAGAAAGCGCAGGCGGACAATGGCAACAGTACGGGAACTCCTTGACATCGCCCGTGGAGAGCTGGGGTACAAAGAGACCCCAGCCAACTCCAACCGGACGAAATACGGTGCGTGGTACGGCCTAGACGGCCAGCCCTGGTGCGTGATGTTTGTGGAGTGGGTCTTTGCCCAGGCGAGTGTCAAGCTGCCCATTGAGACCGCCAGCTGCACAATCTTGATGAACGCCGCCAAGTCCGCCGGGAACTGGGTAACATCCAACTACCAGACCGGAGACGTGGTGATCTACGACTGGGGCGGGGACAAGCGCCCGGACCACTGCGGCATCGTGGAGGCGGTGGGCGGCAGCTCCATCACCGCCATCGAGGGCAACACCGCCATTGGCAACGATAGCGACGGGGGAGAGGTCATGCGCCGGACCCGGACGCTAGGGCAGATTTTGGGGGCTGTACGGCCCGCCTATGACAAGGAGGTCACTATGGACAATACACCCAGCGGCGCCCACAAGGAGGGCGTGGAATGGGCCGTAAGGAACGGCATCCTGACGGGCAACAGCGAGGGAGACCTGATGCTCTCCCAGCCTGTCACACGGCAGCAGATGTGTACCATGCTGTATCGGTTTTGGAAGTTGATTGGCCGATAATTGCACACGAAATTGCACACGCTTTGATTAAAACCGTTGCGGCTCTAGGGATATAACTGAATTTTTAGAGGGTTCGAATCTTTTTCTCTAACTCCGGCCTCCGTTTGGAGGTCGGGATTTTTTTGCTTTTCAGCATTTATCCGTTCAATAGCTCTCTTGATTTTTTCTTCTGTTCCAATTTGAGGTTTAGTACCAGAAAGGAGGTTTTTAATTGTCGTTTGGTGAACACCGGACAATTTTGCAATTCTGTATTCCGTTAGATTGTTTTTCTGCATTTCCTCTTGTAGCCATTGTGAAAAATTCATAATAAATACCCCTAAAAATAGTCTAATATGACTACGAGAAAATAGCCTAAAAATAGTTGACAATAATCTGAAAATAGTCTATAATTGGTCTTGCAATGAGGCGCAAAACACCAAGCCCGTTGATAGACAACCGGCTAAATTCTGTGAACTTTATCCTCCAAAATTAGAGTATCACAGCATTATCCGTTTGTCAAGAAACACTCTAATTTGAGGGGGTGAACTTTTTGCTATCTAAAAACCTAGCTAGATTGCAAGCAGAGCGGGGGGAGACAAATTACAGGCTTGCAAAGGAACTCGGGGTACATCAAACCACTATCCAGAATTGGAAGAACGGTATCAGGCCGCATCCTGTTTATTTAAGACTTTTGGCAGAACACTACGAAACTACTGTAGACGAGCTTCTTTCGGATGATCCTGAATAAAAGATGCCCCCGCCGATGCTGACACCACCGGCGAGGGCTGCGGAACCTATTGAAGCGACCAACAGGCCCGCGAGGTTATTATACACGCCTCCGGGTCAAATGACAAGGAGGTTTTTATGATTGAAGCACTGACGGCAGCAGAAGCAACAGAAGTTCTTCGCAATGCGGGGCTGCGTATTACTCCGGAGACTATCCGGGATGGCATCCAAAAGAGAGTATTCCCGTTCGGGGACTGCGTAATGGCCGAGGACGGCAAGAAAGTCAAATGGTGCTATATCTATAAGGCTTTGCTAGATCGCTGGATCGCCGAAAGAACGGTGAGCGCATGAGCATTGAAATGGGTATAGTGGCGGCAATCATTATCATTGGAACGGCCACGGTGGCCGGATGGTTCATGCGCTTCCTTTCCTGGATGGAGGGAGAGCGGTGAAAGTCGGAGACAAGCTGTGCCTGGAACCCACCATCCCCCACCAGCGCCTTTGTGACCGCAAGGACAGGCCCGCATCCCTGCCGGGTGGTCTCCATCAACGAACGGCACCATCATTTCACCGTGGAGTTCGATTTCCCCGAAGGCAGCTTCCGGGAAACCTACAAGGAGGAATAACGCATGGACAAACAAGAGTTGAAAAATATTTTGGACAAGCACCTTAAATGGCTACGAGGCGAAAATGGCGGAAAACGGGCCGACCTGTCCAGGGCCGACCTGTCCGAGGCCGACCTGTCCAGGGCCAACCTGTCCAGGGCCGACCTGTCCAGGGCCAACCTGTCCGGGGCCAACCTGTCCGAGGCCGACCTGTCCGAGGCCAACCTGTCCAGGGCCAACCTGTTCGGGGCCAACCTGTCCGAGGCCGACCTGTCCAGGGCCAACCTGTTCGGGGCCAACCTGTCCGGGGCCAACCTGTCCAGGGCCAACCTGTCCGGGGCCAACCTGTCCGGGGCCTACTACATTGAAAAGGCAAAAAATTTATTTTATCCCATTGCCTGCCCGGAAATCGGCGCTTTTGTCGGCTGGAAAAAGGCAAAGGGCAAAACCAGCGGTCATGAGTGCATTGTAAAGCTGGAAATTACCGAAGATGCCATGCGTAGTTCCGCAACAGGCCGGAAGTGCCGCTGCTCAAAGGCAACCGTTTTGGAAATTCAGGATTTAGAGGGGAACGTATTGGATCAGGCCGCTGTCAGCGATAGAGACTGCAATTTTTCCTATATACCCGGAACGGTAGTTTCTGTGCTGGATTTTGACGAAAACCGCTGGAACGAGTGCAGCACGGGCATCCATTTCTATATTACCCGAGAAGAAGCGGTGAGGCATATCCTATGAAAAAGCTGACCCGCGAAGAGCGGCGGCGCCGGAGCCAGAGGCGGCAGCTGATTACATATCTCCTGTTTCTGATCTTGCTGCTGGCGTGGCTGGGAAGCTACCTGATTATGACGGTGGCGGCGGAACTGCCCGCTATGCACAAGCCGGAGCCCGCCACGCAGGACGGCAGCCTACCCGGCGACGATACCCCGGCCACCACTCGCTGTTATCTGACAGCAGAAAAGATCGAGGAAAACGAGAATGAGCTTATAGAAGCTGCTTTGCTGGCCCGGTCTCACAAGCTGGAGGACGTGACCATCACCTTCTACTGCTGCGAGGAACGGCCCCACATCTGTGGGACAGGCTCCGGCATCACAGCCAGCGGGAGGCGTGTAACGCCCTATGTGAGCTGCGCCGTGGACCCTGATGTAATCCCGCTTGGGAGCACCATCATGGTCGAGTACAACGGCGGGATGGTGTATCTGAGAGCCGATGATACCGGGACGGCAGTCAAGGGGAACCATATTGATATTGCCGTCAAGGAGCACCAGGAAGCCTTATCACTGGGGACAAAGACGGCAGACATTTGGTGGTGCGAAGAATGAACGCACATGCGAAACGCCCAAGAGGCGAGTTAGGCCCCTGCCCAAGATGCGGATTGTATTCCGGCCAGCGATTGGCAATCGAGGGCAATCCGGATATGTTCCTGGTGGCCTGCGACGCCTGCGGGTGGAGGACACGGAAATATAAGGACATTAACCACGCGACAAGGGAGTGGAACCATGCGGGGGAAAATTAAATATCCAACATGCAGCCAGTGTGACCACGAGTTGAACCCGGAGCTGGAAGATGACTGCGAGAAGTATTACCTCGTTGGAGGCGAAATCTACTGTAAGTTCTGCTTCCAGGATTGGCTGCGTGATTTGGTGGATAATGATCCTGATATGTTGGCCGATGCGCTAAACATAATGAAGATATATGTGGAGGAGGGAGCATGAAAAGCAAAATTGTCCTGAATGTTTATCGTCCCGAAAAAGGAATGTGCGGCGTCGTTCGCCTGGACGAAGAAGCAGAACGGCTCATCAGGCAGCTCCAGCGGGAAACAGGGCTGTCTGCCAAATACATCGTTTCGCAAATTATTATCCAGGGATTTGACTTGGTTGAAATCAAGGAGGAAAAAGAGCAATGATCGTCAAGCCTGAAAACATGGATTTTTCTAAAAAGAACATCATTATGATCATCAGCGGTCTCCCCGGTGTGGGAAAAACCACCCTGGCACTGTCAGCCCCGGATGTTGTTCTGATCGACGCAGATGAGGGGTTAAGCCGGGTAAAGCCAGAGCACCGAAAGGATAGTTCCATGGTCAAGACCTATGAAGAACTTCTGGCTGACATTAAATCTTTCGAGGGGCGCTACAAGACGGTGGCAATTGACACCTGTGGAGCCTTGATTGACTTGATAAAAGACTGGGCTATACGGACGGAGCCGTCTGCCAGCAAAAAGTCCGGTGGATTTAGCCAGCAGGGGTACGGATTTGTCAAGACGGAGTTCCTGCGCCTGTCCGCCGAGCTGCGGAAGAAGTTCAATGTGGTTTTCTTGTTCCATGCCGCCAAGGATCGGCAGGGAGACGAGGTGTTTTACGACATTGTATGCGAGGGGTCCGCAAAAACGCTGGTCTGGCAACCTGCTGATCTTGGCGCTTACCTTCATATCGTTAATGGGGAACGTTACATGGGGTTCACCCCCACCATGAATTACAACGCCAAATCCGCCTATGGTATCAAGGGCCTGGTCAAGGTCCCGGAACTTGCGGATGGACAGCCTAACGATTTCCTGCTCCGTCTGTTCGCCCAGGTCAAGTCCAACATCGCTGCGGAGCACGCGGCTCTTCAGCCTCAGCAGGAACAGTACGACAAGACCATGATGGAAGGAAGAGCGGTTATCGAGACCATCCAGAATCCCGAGGACGTGACAGAGGCCACAAAGGCTATCAAAGGGTTATCTCACGCGCTGACCAGTGAGCGAGAGTTAAAAGCAGCCCTAATGGAACGGATTAAAGAACTTGGGATTGCCTACAACAAGGAGACAAAAGCCTATGAATGGGCGAAAAGGCAATAAGTTCCTGCTGACGCAGAGTCTCCTATCATCCTGGCAGTACGCGCTGAAAAGCGGGGAGTGGGGTGAACTTCTTTCCACTCTCCGACGGGAGAAAAAGCCTCAGTCAAAGGCTATGCTAGACGGCATTCGATTTGAGAATGTGGTTCATGCGGTCAGCGAGGGGGCCCAGATCAGTCCGGAGCAGGAGTGGTACAAACCGATTGTAGAAATCTGTGAGATCATCACGCAGGGGCAGTATCAGGTTAAGGCTTCCCGGCCTCTGGTGGTGGATGGCGTGGAGTTTGTCTGCTTCGGAATCCTGGACTTTCTGAAAGCAGGGGTCATCTACGACACAAAGTTCAGCAAGACCTACCGTGTAGGGAAATACCTTGACAGCCCGCAACATCCCATGTACTTCTACCTCTGCCCGGAGGTTCGGAAGTTCGAGTACATCATCAGCGATGGGAGCTATGTGTACCGGGAGGCTTACCTTCCAGAGGACGCGGAACCCATTGAGACCACCGTGCGGCAGTTTATGGCCTGGATGGACAAGATGAATATGGTGGACCTGTACTGCCAGAACTGGAGAAGCAAATATTAAAAGATTTGGAGGATTTGAATTGTGAGTAATTGGGACAGCTATCAAAGAGAGGAACGTCCTCGCCTGACCCCCGGCGATTATCGGGTGGAGATCGTTAGTGTTGAAGAGAGGGAGAGCAAAAAGGGGAATCCCATGCTGGTGATCGGAGTCCGGCCTAATGGAAGCGACGTCATCATCAACCACTATATCGTAAAAAACGAGTATTTCAACCGGAACATGACCGATTTCTTCGACTCTTTTAACATTGACGACGGGGACTTCACCCTCCCCACCTGGATCGGTGCGGTTGGTGCCGCCCGGCTGAAAGAGGATGATCAGGGCTATCTGAAAGTCCACTATTTCATCAACAAGGACCGGGCAGAGAAGCTGCCCCCTTGGGAAGGAAAGCTCCCTGAGCGGCAGGAGCTGACAAAGATTGACGAGATCGAGGACGACGGAGATATCCCGTTTTAAGGCGGTGGGAGAATGCTGACCCACTACACGGATGCTGAAATCAAACAGAAGCTGAAAGAGTTGGTTGTCATAGCTGACAGCCGGGAGCAGGTTCACCAGCATATTATTTCATGGCTGGACAAGCACAACATTCAGCACAAGAGCCGTGCGCTGGAAACCGGAGACTATTCCGTCATGCTGGGCGACACCACCTTCGAAGACGAGGTTGTGGTAGAGCGCAAAGCCAACCTGGATGAGATTGCCGGAAACTTCACATCAGGCCGGGAACGCTTTGAACGGGAGATGATCCGGGCCAAGGCCGGAGGCATCAAGGTCTTTCTGATCGTGGAGAACGCCTCCTGGACAGACATTTTTCTTCATAACTACCGTTCAGAGCTAAAGCCCCAGAGTTTCGCCGCCACGCTTCTATCCTGGCAGGCCCGGTTTAACCTAACTATCACTTTCTGCAAGCCGTCAGAGACAGCGCAAATCCTTTACAGTACCCTCTATTACTGGGTGCGGGACAGGCTGAAGCGGGGGTGAGCGCATGAATATGGCCGCTGACATCAGGCGGATACTCACGGCCCAGCAGGTAGCTGAGTTCTACGGGTTTCAAGTTGGGCGGTCCGGGTTCATGAAGTGCCCGTTCCATCAAGGGGACCACACGGCCAGCCTGAAGCTTTACGACGGGGATGGCGGCTGGCACTGTTTCGGCTGCGGGGCGCACGGCTCAGTCATTGACTTTGTGATGCGCCTATTTGACCTGAATTTCCGCCAAGCGATACTCAGAATCAACGCGGATTTTCAACTTGGGCTGACAGAAAACAAGCCGGACCGCGCTGTCTGGTCTGCTGCTCTGGAAGCCCGCCGGGAGGAACAGCGGAGAACCGTTCAAGCGGAAACAAATTTCCGGTTTATGACCCGTGAATTTCACTATTGGAAGGAAATACAAGATGTATTTCAGCCAACGCGGCAAGAATACGTTGTATTTTACCATCCATTATATGTCGAGGCCGTCAAGCGCCTCCCGTATATCGAATACTGGCTTGACGACTTCATCGAGAAGGGAGGCAAAAAGCATTGGGGGACGTGCCCATTTACACAAGAGACGATTACCTGACAACAACAAAGCCGTTTGAATATCTCTATGCCCACAAGGACAACAAATTCGAGTTAAAGCAACTTCTGGGAGTTATGTCCGCTCAAGCGCAAACTGTAGGGATACGCAATCTGGCCGCGCTATTTAAGGCATACATAGAGACTGTCAGTGGAACAACCACCCCAGGATTCAACCGGACGGATTTCACCGGCCAGGAACTGGAGCTTGACTGTGGAAGCTGGAACGCCTCAGACACCGGGATTTACGGAACCGACAAACTGGGCTTTGAGATCGTGGCTTGCTATCACCCCATTATGCCAATACAGCGGCTGGTTAACGTGGACACCAAAGTTCACAAGGTCATGTTAGCCTACCGGCTCGGGAAACGCTGGGAGACGGTCATCGAGGACCGTAGCGTGGTTTCTGACAGCCGTTCCGTTATCAGCCTTTCTAAATATGGCATCATGGTCAACAGCGAGACGAGCAAAGCCCTAGTCCGCTATTTAGCAGACGTGGAACAACTCAACTACGACCTGATCCCGGAGGTCACCAGTGTGGGACGTCTGGGCTGGATCGACGGATACGGATTTTCGCCCTACGAGGAAAACCTGATATTTGACGGAGAAGAGACATTCAGAACACGGTTTGAAAGCATTCAGGAGAAAGGCAGCCGTCAGGCATGGCTTAACTGTGTACGGGCTGTCAGGGCTGGGAAAACGCCCGGAAACGTGGTTGCCCGCATTGTTCTGGCAGCGTCGTTCGCCTCCGTGCTGGTGAAGCCATGCAACTGCCTCCCGTTTTTCGTCCACCTGTGGGGCGGCTCAGAAACGGGTAAGAGTTTAAGTCTCGTCCTCGCTGCCAGTGTATGGGCGAACCCGGAGATCGGCGTTTACATCCAGACGTTCAATGCCACGGAAGTCGGCAAGGAGCTGGGCGCTGCGTTCTGCAACTCTCTCCCTCTCATCATTGATGAGCTCCAGCTTGTCAAGGACAATCGTAAGGACTTCGACAAGATGATCTACCAGTTGTCTGAGGGTGTGGGGCGGACACGAGGACAGAAACAGGGCGGCCTTCAGAAAACACCTACTTGGCGGAACTGCATTATCACAACAGGAGAGTTCCCCATTATTTCAGCCAACAGCGGTGAGGGTGCAGTCAACCGAACAATTGAAGTGGACTGCCATGACACAAAGCTTTTTGATGAGCCCAAAAAAACCGCAACAGAGCTCTATTCCAACTACGGTTTTGCAGGGAAAGAGTTTGTTGAACATCTGATGGAAGAAGGCTCTCAGGAATGCGTTCAAAAGCTCCAGGAAGCCATGCAGGATGCATTGAAGACCAATGACACCATGGACAAGCAGACGGCCTCTGCTGCGCTTATATTGGCCGCCGATAAGTTAGCGGAGGAATGGATCTTCCGGGACGGGATTCTCCTTCGACCGGAGGACATTTCTAAATACCTCGTCTCAAAGGAGACCGTCAATCAGAACGCCCGGGCCATGCAATACCTGTACGATTTCATCAACATCAACCAAGCCCGATTCACGCCCGAAGCGGATACCCGCCAGGGCGAGATATGGGGAGACTTGGACAACGATTATGCCTATATTATCCGGTCCAAGTTTGATCAAATCCTCCAGGATGAGGGTTACAACGCCTCCGCTTTCCTGGGTTGGGCGAAAAATACAGGTAACATCATCTGTGGGAAGGACGGCCGTCCAACAATTGTAAAGCGGATAAATGGACGGCCTTGTAGGCTTGTTTGCTTGAAACTGCAAGAAAACGAGAACAATTTTGACGAATATGAAGACTCGCTGCTTCCATAGAAGCGTTACCCGTTACCGCTGTTACCGCATTTTCAGTATGTTTTATAAAATAAAAAAATTGTGTACGCAATATTTTTTGTTTTCCAAGAGGTAAAAAGTGCGGTAACACGGTAACAAAACCGTGCATCCGTTGTGGGAGTATAGGCGGAGGCGTTACCGCATAATGGTAACAAGCGGTTTCGGCGGTTACAAAAGGAGGAAACTATGTTCTTTGATTATGAGGAACAGGCAAAGAATCATGAGCCTGTCCCTGAAGAGCTTTCTATGTTTGACGAGTGTGGATATCGGATTTTGTCTGATATTTATGTGCTCTATCAAAGAGGGTCAATCACCAAAGAACAGGCGATTGATAAAAAGAGAAAGCTCAAAGCTCGTGCGTTGAAAGAAATCCAACTAGATAATTTCCGCGACAACACCGCCTATGAACGGGAAAAAATTTTACGGTTGTCAGAGCAGGCACGTATTAAGGCGCGAAAAGAGCCTACACAGGAAAATTGCCTTGCATTGATCGATACCATTGATGGAATTCTGAAAAACGAACTTCAACAGAACGTGATTCTTTCAGAGCACGGCGCCAACTGCCCTTGCTGCGGGAAGTTCTTCAATCAAGAGCACGCAACCAGAAAGCCGTGGTTCTGTGAAGATTGCGGAGCGATGCTGGTGTGGTGATATGGGCGAACTTGAACAATATCTAGTCCCCATCCGGCGGTATTCGGCCAACCCCTGCATGGATTGCTGCTGTCCGATCAGCCAGTGTCCCTGGCTGCGGGAAGAAAAGCCAGTACCGGGCTGGACGGCCAAGAAACGGACGTTCATTGTTGGGAGAAACCGGGGCGGGCGGAAAACATGGGTGACTACATACGCCATCGAGAGCTGCCCGCTGGAAAGGAAGAGAGCATGATGGATGATACAAAGCGCGCCCTGCTGGGCGGCAAAGAGGCGGCGAATCTTACTCACCTCTCCCTGTTCTCCGGCATCGGTGGCCTTGATCTGGCGGCGGAAATGGCTGGCTTTAAAACCGTAGGACAATGCGAGTGGGCGGACTATCCGACAAAGGTGTTGGAAAAGCATTGGCCGGATGTGCCGAGATGGCGGGATATTCGGACACTGACAGGAGAGAGTTTTTATGAAAGAACAGGATTTCGAACAGTTGACATTATTTCGGGCGGATTCCCCTGTCAGCCGTTTTCCGTTGCCGGGAAGCGACGAGGCAAGGAGGATGACCGTTACCTCTGGCCTGAAATGCTTAGAGTTATATCAGAACTCCGGCCCGCTTGGGTCGTTGGTGAGAACGTTGCTGGGATCGTCAATATGGCGCTCGACCAGGTGTACGCTGACTTGGAAAACGAAGGTTACTCCGTCCAAGCGTTTATTATTCCGGCTTGTGCCGTCGACGCCCCGCACAGGCGCGACAGATGCGCGATTATCGGGTGTAGAGCGCTGGAAAGAAAACATAACGGGAGAGGACGGAGAACCTATTCTTTGGAAAACTCCGATTGCTTCAGATTCAGCGAACAGGGAGTTTTATCACAACAGCCGGGGCGAACCAAACTTGAGCGGGATGGTAAAGATGTGGCCTACCCCGAAAGCATCGGACTGCAAAGGGAGCGGCCCGCCCGGGAGCAAATCGGCGGAGCACGACCTGAAAAAGCACAACCTGAAGGGCGTTGTGATGTTTTATCCGACACCGACCACGGGAGCCGGTCTATGTGGCGGAACAGGGAACTTTCAGCAGTTGAAGAAGCTGGAGGCGTCTGGACAGATCACGGAGGAAGAACGACGGAATATGTCACAGGGGAATGGTGGCCAGCTGAACCCGGTGTTTGTCGAGTGGTTGATGGGGTTCCCAATCGGGTGGACAGACTTAAATGCCTCGGAAACGCAGTAGCCCCACCGCAGTTCTATCCGGTGTTTCAGGCCATAGCGGACATAGAGAGGGGTATTGTACATGGATGATATCAAATTAGCCATGCTCGGAAATAAAGATGCTGCGAAGCGGCTGACGGATGCGGGGGTGGTGCTGATGCAGGGAGATTGCCTGGAACTACTGCAAGACATCCCGGACGGTAGCGTGGATATGGTGCTGACTGACCCTCCGTATTCCAGCGGCGGAATGTATCGCTCTGATAGAGCGAACGGATCAAGTAAAAAATATCAAAGCACAGACACAAAAGATATCAAGCCTGATTTTGCGGGGGATAATCGAGACCAACGCAGTTTTACGCTTTGGGAAACATTTTGGGTTTCTGCTGCGAAAAAAAAGATGCGCCCAGGCGGCATCGCAGTCATCTTTACCGATTGGAGGCAGTTGGCAGCGACTATTGACGCCGTGCAGTGCGGCGGGCTTGTGTACCGGGGGGTTATTCCATGGATTAAAACCGCAGCGAGACCACAAAAAGGGCGGTTTACGCAAAACGCCGAATATTGTGTTTGGGCATCAAATGGACATATTCCAAATGAGGGTGGAAACTACAAAGGATATTTTGTTTGTAATCCGAAAGCAACATCTAGACGGATACACGCGACTGAAAAACCTATCGAGTTGTTGGAGCATTTAATGGCTATTGCTCCTGATGGCGGAACCGTTATGGATATGTTTATGGGAAGTGGATCCACCGGCGTTGCCTGTGTCAACACGGGGCGGAAGTTTATTGGCATAGAATTAGACCCCGGATATTTTGAGGCGGCGAAACAGCGAATTGAGGAGGCACAGGCGCAAGCCCGCCTGGCCTGGAACACCCGCGCGCCGATTCTGAGCGCGGAGGAAATTCAAAAATTGGAGGAGAACACATGAAATCTGCAAGGATTTACACCAATGACCTGAACCGGCTAATTGCGGCTACCAAGTCTTTTGTGAGTGATAGTGATCATCGACCCTGCAACCAGTACATCAAATTGGAGTTTCATGCGGCAGACAATCAGGTCGTGGCAATGGCCGTTGACGGATATCGGATGTCTGTAGAACATTCCGTTATCAGTGATTGCGACGAGGACTTTGTGGCGTTCATTAAGAGCAATACCAAACTCCGCAATAAGCAGTATGCAACCATCTCTCTGACCGAGGATGGGAAAGAGGCTGTAATCCGGTGCGGTGGGTTCTCGTTCGGATATATCCAGCCGCAGGACAGCGGATTTGAATGGGAAAAGGCAATCCCAACCAGCGAGGTAAAGTATCGAATTGGCTTCAATGGGAATTACCTTCTGTCTGCATTGCAAGCGGCGAAAGTCTCTGCTGACGGCAGTTTTAGGCAACCGGTCATTTTAGAATTTCGCAGCAATATTGAGCCGATTCTTCTCCGTACCAATAAGGAGGACATTAAGATGGTTCTTCCTGTTCGTATCAAGGAAGATTGAGCGGAGGAGATGGAGATGCTGGAGGGGATGAAGAATGGCTGAATACATTCGGCAAAAGGATATACAGCCTGTTTGCTCGACGAATGAGGCGAGAGAATACTTTTCCAACTGTGGCCTTACATATAGGGACATAAATGACGGCGATATTTTATCTCTCGTGCTGATGCTCAATCAAGAGCTTAAAAAGGCGAACAAAAACAGAGAGACAAGCACTGGAAATATGCGGTTGAGCGAAAAAATCAATGTAAAGAAAAGACCTGACGGGAGCATTATAACGTGCTTCCTGTACATGAACAGTCACTATTTCACACAGCGCGAATGTATCAGCTTCAATGCAGACGGGTTTATTGGATTCGCTGGATGGGCAGACCAGGGAAACACCAACCCTATTCTGCGGGCATTTCTTCGTTGGTGCGATTCGTTGAAGGAGGCCCAGCCATGACGCGGGAAGAAGCAATTAGAGCACTGGAACGTGCAGACGGCTATGTAGGCATTCATTATATCAACGGAGTTGAGGAAGCATACATAAATCCACATCTTAGGGAGGCCGTCAAGGTTGCACTCTCCGCCCTCCGCCCCGTCAGCCGGGAGCAGGTGGAGAAGGTGTGGAGGGGTAAGTGGATTGACGCTCACCCTGGAACGAGTTCCTGCAAATGTACTAAATGCGGTGCTGTACAAGAGTATGAAAGCACATTCTGCTGTCATTGTGGCGCCCCCATGACGGACGAGGCCGTGGAGATGGTGGTGAAAAGGATGGAGGTCCTGAACGATGCGGATTGAGCGCAAGCGCTATGTGGTCATGCGGAAAAACAGAACAGAGGTCTGGTGCGGTCTAGCAAAGAATTTTAGTTTTCGTCCCATATCGGAAATAAGAGACGTTTCCGTCAAGACATATCGTTCTGAGGCGCAGGCTAGAAGCGGATGTTCTTCGTGGGACAGAGATTTTGAGGTCGTTCCGGTAATTGAGACGATTGCGACTGAGGGGGCGCTGGAAAATGGCAAGGGCGATTGACGGAGACGCACTTAAAAGATGGTGCGAAAAGATAATTGACCAAGCGTGCCATCCAGCAACCGTGCAGATCGGGGAGGTATTTCTGGACAAGGTGCGCTCTATGCCCACCCTCACCCCGCCGAACGAGCCACTGACCATTGAGCAGTTGCGGGAGATGGATGGGGAGCCGGTGTGGATTGCAAATCCTGATGCTCTGGAATATGGCAGATGGGGTATCGTCGATGGGGTATACCAAGCGGAGGACGATCAGGTGCTTATGCTGAGAGGCGACTATTCATGCCATTATTACGGCAAGACGTGGCTCGCCTACCGCCGCCCGTCGGAGGGAGAGGAGAACGCACAATGAACATTCCACAGGAATTTGAGGATGTTTTTCGCGGCGTGGAGCTGACGGAGGACGAAATCCGAACATTAACCTGGATCGCCGGATGGGAGAGCCGGACCGTGGAGAATCTATGTTCCGCCATCAGGAAGGTGCGCCTATGAAGACGCTGTGCGAACGGTGCATGACGGTGTGCCGGTTTCAGGGGCAGAAGAATTTCAGCATGGAGACGTGCCGGTATTTTCACCAAAAGGCTCAGACCGTCGGAGACAAGCTCCGGGCCATGAGCGATGGAGAACTGGCGGCGGTGATCGTGAAGGCATACAACGGCGGAGATCCCTATTTCCTGTGGTGCGACAGGAAGGGCGGCTGCGCCGGAGAGGACGAAGAGGAACTGGTCTGCACGGACGAGCGCCTGCTGGCCTGTGTGGTCCGGTGGCTGGGATCGCCAGCGAAGGAGGGCAAAAATAGTGGATATTGAGAGAATCTGCGCAAATCTCCGGGTCCTGCCAAGCGCAGAGGAGCTGATGGAGGCAGAGAGGGCGCTGGAGGCGCTCGAAGCCGAAAACGAGAAGCTGCGGGCCGAGCTGGACGAGAAAGAAAAATACTATGACCAGATGATTGATGCTCTAGCCGCCACCAATAGCACCGAGCTGGAGCAGGTGAAGCGGGAGCGGGATGCAGCGGTAGAGGACCTGCACAAACTTTGCCATGCGTGGAAGTGGGACGGCCAGAAGGAGGACTGACATGAAGCGGCTGACATACTTTGACGGCGGGAAATGGCGGCTCAAAATTGGCGACACGGAGCATTCCGGCCAATGGGTTGACCGCCTCGCCGCCTACGAGGACATTCTGGGAGGCGAGTATGATCTGGACCGTCTGCGCGAACTGGCCCAGGCTGACAGAGAGGGGCGGTGCGTGGTGCTGCCTGCGACACCAGACCAAATTATTTATCGGTGGCGCAAAGGTGATGATTGCCCGAGCGTAAGCCGTCTTGATGGCGTACAAATTAACGCAGATGGAGAGATTACATATCCGATTTGGTGCGGTCATTTGACACCTGAAGATTTCGGCAGAACCGTGTTCCTCACCCGCGAGGAAGCCGCACTACGGAGGGAGCAGGATGGAGAATAAAACTATACCGCCGATGTATCCCGCTGAATTTGTCGAACGGGAATTAGGGATTAGAACTGACTGCTATAACCACAGCTGCCCATTCAGGGTGAATGATACCAGCAACGCCAACCGTTGCGAGTGTACGGCCTGCCCGAATCGGTGTACGGGCGATTTCTCCATTGCGTGGAACCGGACGCTGACAGATGAAGAGTTGGAAATCATTCAACGGATTGTGGACGATCACGAACGGAGGTGGAGCGAATGAAGGAGTACATCGAGAGGGCGCTTGCCGTGCAGGAACTTGAAGTTTTGCGGCAGGAATATGAGATGCATGATGATTGCGATGAGCTGGTTGCCAGAAGGTGTCGGGACGCGCTATCTGCTGTTCCCGCCGCCGACGTTGCGGAGGTGAGGCACGGGAAATGGGTTGAATATCCTCGTGCCCACTATTTTAAATGCAGTGAGTGTAAGTACACAGTCCCATACCGGAAAGCGATTTTTGTAAATGGGAATAGAGAATATGATTACTGCCCTTCCTGTGGGGCTCGCATGGACAAGGAGGACGAGCATGAAGTTTCGGAGTAAGACGGGCGAAGTCGCACTTACCATTGAACAGGCATTAGCGCAGTTTTGCGATAGCAAAGAAGATTGCGACTATTGCGAGCTTCGGGAACCCGTGCAGCAATACGCAGGGACAAAGAAGCCGTGTCATGAATACGTAAGAGCCAACCCTTACGAAGCCGCCCGCCTGATGGGCTATGAGGTGGTGGAGGATGATTGTGACCAGTCGCAAATAAGTTGCAATCAGGTTGCAAATAAGTCGCAAAAGGAGGAGGCCAACATGGACAAGCCGAGAATTTGCGAGGTGCTGGGGGTTGAACCAGAAGAAAAGTTTAAAATTAGAGGGAACATGTTAGGGCGATTTCGTATCAATAAATATGGGACATTCCAGATTGAAATATCAAATGACTGCTGGGGAACATCTACTTTGGAGTGTCTTAATATTCTCATAAATCATCCAGAAAACATCATCCGCAAGCCCCGCTGGACGGAGCAGGAGGTGGAGAGGGCAAAGGCGATCAAAGTTTTGCTCCCGGAGATCAATGCAATAAAATACGATGGTGCATGGACGCAGTGCCTGGAAATTGTAGACGGCACATATTTTCAGAGAGAAGTAATCACCAGACATCTGTTCCCGTCTGTTGAAAAGGGTCATGTATATACCCTTGACGAGATCATCGGAGGTGCTGGAAATGCCTGACTGGACCCGCATCTCCGCCCCCATCGAAGCGGAGCAGGACGGTGGTGGATTAAGAAGGAGGATATGGATGGTTCGTAGATACCATTTCCCGGGCGATATGTACTCCGACGCACAGTGGGAATGGGTAGCCGCCAAACGCGCAGAGGGGTACTCCATGCGGCAGCTATCAACTTTCTTGGGGCTTAACACGGATGCGATTTTAACGGCGTTGCGGGTCCGAGGATTAGCACCGCAGGAAAGACCGACAGAGCCGCTTAACAGAGACGAGTTTAACGCATTGGCGGAGGTGGACGATGCCAGCTAAGCCGGTGGTATCTGTCAGCAATGATGGGACCGTTACTGAATACCCGTCTGAAAAAGCCGCCGCAGAGGCCCTTGGAGTTGCCAGGAGTCAAATATCCGTGGCCTGCAATACATCTTGGCGATGCGCCGGCATGAAGTGGTACAGGAAAGGAGAGATGCCCGGTGAATGAGTTCCCGGAACGGCTTAGGCGGTTAAGGGAAAGAAACAGGCTGAGCAGATACAAGCTTTCCGAGCTGTGCGGGATATCGTCTGACCAAATCAGAAGGTATGAACTTGGGAACAGAAAACCAGGGACGGACGCTCTGGAGGCAATAGCTGATTATTTTGAAGTGTCAACAGATTACTTACTTGGACGAACAGACTATCCATGCGTAGTTAAACCTTTATCGTCTCATAAGAAAATTTGAAAATTCCTCCTTTTTGAGGAATTGCCAGTTGAACTTATGCGACAATGGAGCATGAGGGAGTGACTTCCCCATGCTCCTTCTTTTTCCTCCCCTTTCGGGCTGTGACCAACCACGGCCCAAAGGACAACCCACTCCCCCGGCAGGAGTATCTAGTAAGCAGATATTAAACGGAAAGGAGAGCCTCTCTTGTACGTTTCCTGCCGGGGGACTCCCTTCACGTTAACCCGCTCCAGAGTTTCGCAATCGAAGCCGACATGCGGAGCAGATAACGACTGAGCGGTGGCGGAATAAGGTAGACGCAAGTGGTTCAGGCATGAGAACCCCGTAGAGTGTGCGCACGCGAAGCGGAAAAGATGCCATGTGAGGTGCAAATCCTCACCCGCTCAAATATGCCGCCCAGCAGTTGCAGGAGACGGGGGCGGAAAGATCAATATTGAGGGGTTACGCATGGCGGGGTGATCTCCCGCCGCCTCTCCTGACATATACGAAAGGAGAACCCTCAAATGAAAGAACTTCTGGTATTCAATTCAAACGGCAAGAATGTTGTGGACAGCCGGGATGTGGCTGAGATGACTGGGAAACGGCATGACCACCTTATCCGGGATATTGCAGGATACGCCAAAATTCTGTCTGAAAATACTCACCCCAAATCTGGGGGCAGTGAAGCTGAGCGCAAAATTGCGCCTAGTGATTTCTTCATTCCGCATGTGTATCAAGACAGTACGGGTAGAACACTTCCCTGCTATCTTCTCACAAAGAAGGGCTGCGACATGGTTGCAAACAAGATGACCGGGGAAAAGGGCGTCTTGTTCACTGCGGCTTATGTGACGGCTTTTGAAAGAATGCGGGAGAAGATCACCAGTGAAAATGCTGTCCTTCCGAGAGATTATCCATCTGCGCTTCGAGCGCTTGCGGATGCAGAAGAAAAGCGCATGGCCCTTGAGACAGAACTAGATAGGAGCAAGGAATGGTATTCCATCAAGCGAGTGGCACATCTGAATGGAGTATCATATAAGGTTTTTGACTGGCGGAGGCTCAAGCTTGAGAGCCAACGGCAGGGCTATGGGGTTAAAAAGATTTTCGATGCCAATTATGGCGAAGTCAATACTTACCATGTGAACGTTTGGGAAACAGTTTACCCCAATATGGAGCTTTGATACAAGGGCGTGCCCGTCTCGCTGAAAAGATGGGAGGGACGGGTACGGGGAAAAGAAAGCCGCCCCACAAGGGGGCGGGCAAAACTACGGAGCAGGCTTTTTTCGCCGCTTTGCATTTCTGGCGGGGTAATATGTGTCTTTGTGCTCCTGGTTCCATTTTATTGACATGGGACGATCCGCTTCCCGGACACCCTCGTAGGCGCAGTCTGGGCAGTATTTCTGCCGAGCAGATCGCACAGTGTATTCTTTCCCGCAGCGGACGCACTTGTCCGTGCTGCCAAGGGGCCGATCTGCAACGCGGCCTTTGGCTCGACGCCGGCGGTTTGCCTCCTTTGCCCGATCACGTCGGCAGGTGAGACAGTACCAAGCCCGCGGGCCGCCGTCAAAGACGGTGCCGCACTGGCGGCAGGTACGGGGCTTCACAACAACGGCCATGCGGTCACCCAAGCAGTTCTTTCAGCTTTGCCAAGTTCTCAGCGTTGGGGCTGACCTTGCCGCTCTCCCAGCGGGAAATCACCGCCTGATCTACGCCCATGGCATCCGCAAGCTGCGCCTGAGTCAGTTTTTTGGCTTTGCGGGCCGCGGCAATATCAAATCCGGCATCGGCCAGCAGACGTTTTCCTTTGCCCGCATAATAGCCGAGCTGCCAGGAGCCTTGTATTTCCAATGGCTGGACCTTTTCGGAGCCACCGTCCATCTCCGGCTCAATGCTATTGATTTCGGACAGCGCCTCCCCGATCTGCTGGTCCAAGTCTCCAGACAGGAGCCCTTTTTCGTGGGCGGCAGAAATCACCTGTGCACTACATGTATATGGCCTCATGCACGCTTCCCAAGGATCGGGACCAATATCATCCGGGAAAACCTCTGCGTTAATCCGGCCGAAAACCCATCCGAAAACATACGCTTCCCTGTTAGTCATTAGCAGCCAACCTCCTTAAAATAACGGTACTCCATCTCGTCATAGACGTTGAGTTTGATCTCAATCTTGCTCCCCGGATACTTGGAGGCATAACGAGCAGCACATTCCTCGGCGCGCTTCTTGTTGTCCATATAAGCGCCCATCATCCAGCCGTCTTTGCAAACACAGTATTCATAGTGTTTCATGATTTTTCCTCCTATGTTGTTCTCTTTGCTTTTATGATTTAATTATATCATAAAATATGATATTGTCAATACATAATATGATAAAATTTGAAAATCCTAATAAGGGGGATTTTTGATTGAGGTGGTGAGTCCATTGTGGCAAAAGGTAAGTATCAGAGGTGGCTGGAGCCAGACGGGCTCCTGCTTCTGGAAGGATGGGCTTGGGCCAGGCGCCTGGGCGTGTCAGATTCGGACACGGAGGGAGATCATGGGCTTTGACTATACCAGCAGGCGCTGGGAACATAAGCGGGCGGCCATCCTCCGCAGAGACGGATACCGCTGCGTGTGGTGCCGGCGCTACGGACGCAACCGCCCGGCGGTGGTGGTCCATCACATCAAGCACGTGGACGAGTATCCGGAGCTGGCCTACGAGGACAGCAACCTGGTGAGCCTGTGCCAGGGGTGTCACAACAAGGCACACCCGGAGAAGGCACGGGCGGCAACGTACGGCCGCAGGTACTGATCCCCCCCACCCAAGGCCCCCCAGCCGGGGGCCCTTGGAGAC